GAACACCTGCTGTAAATCTCATTACTACTCTTACATTTTGACTTCCGTCAAGGTCAGCCATATCTAATAATTTAACTTCGTTATGGTCAGATAAAAGACCTGTACCGAAATATAAGTTAGATTTTTGACCTGCTACGATATGGTCAGAAGGCATACCTGGTGCTAATACAACTTCAATTCCATCGAAAGAAAGTGCATTACCTTGATTATACCATAAACCACCTCTGTTATCAACACCCGCAGCACCAACACCATTCGCAGCATATCCGCCTAATTGTCTGATGTATGATTGCCAAGCGATAGTTGGAACATAAATTTTTAAATCTTCTTTTCCGTAAACTGCTGAAGGTAACGCATCAACAACATTCTCTAATAAAGTAATGATGTTAGAAGAACTAAAAGCAGTTTCACCACCGTTAGCAGCATCGTTTACGTCTGCATCTGCAGCAGCTAATACTGTGATACCGTCAAATTCTCCTGCGTTTCCGTTAACACCACCCCAGATGTTTTGCTCGTTTTTCTCTGCTACTAATCCTGCAACGTGTCCGATTAAGAAGTCGCTGAAGATTGGAGGAAATTCGCTATATGCGCTATACCCCATAGAAATTGCTTCCCAGTCAGAGATAAAATCTTTTTTACAAAGCTCAAGGTTTACTTGAAACTCCTCTGGTTGTAGGATTCTTTCAGTCAACGTTACTGTTGCTGTGTCTGTGAAATCACAAGTAGCGTCTTTGATTACGTTAGAATCAGTTGCTACTTTTTTGATTACATCTTTGTACTTAACATTCGGTTTAATCTCGATGTTACCGTTTTCTAATGTAGGAGAACTTAAAAGGGCAGCAGAAATATACTTCCCTGAAAATTCACCTGCATATGTACTAGTTATACTTACTGTAGTCGCCATAATTATTTATTTATTTTAAAAGTTTGCTATTTTTTGTAATACTCTATCTCTTGTACTTAAGTTTCTTTTTTGTGCGTACAAGTGATTTTGTTTTTTTGTTTCTCCTTCTGGATTGTGCTTAATAGGGTCTGCAGCAGGTTTAGATAATTCTTCTTTTACTGCTTCTTCTACTTTCTCTTGCTCTGATAACATAGTAGTCATTGCAAGTCCGATTTCTTCTGCTGTTTCTTGGTCTTTTAACTCAAGTTTAGCTTTTAAATCTTCAATGATAGCTTTTAGTTCAGATACTTCGTCTTTAGATGCGTATACTTCTTCTTTCATTTCTTCTTGCTCCATTTCTTCTTCTTCTGAAGTAGCTCCTTCTTCTACTTCTTCTTCCATTTCTTTGATGTCAGAAATAATACCTTCTTCAACGACAAGAATTTTACCATCTTCAAGTGAATATTCTCCTGAAGGTACTGGTACTTTCTCATCTTCTGTAACTATAAAAACTTCATTATCTTTTTCAAACGCCTCTGCTTCTAAAACAGTTCCGTTTTCTAATTTCATTTGCTCAAGTTTAACTTCTTCTGAAAGTTCCACTCCTAACAAATTTTTTACTTGATTTAACATTTCTGTAGCTTTCATATATATATATCGTTTAAGGTTATTTATTTTGCATTTTTAGTTTCTGTATATGTTTCCTATTCCTTGTGCGTGTAACGAGCCATCGCAACATTCTATACTATAGGTGTTCGTGTCCCAACATAAACACGCTGTACGACCACCTTTTCTGCTTGATTTAGCAGGTATATAATTTACTTTTTGTCCTCTGCTTGTTGTAGTTTTAAATTTCATTATGCTCCTGTTGATGTTACGACATACCAAGTAGATGAACCATCGCTGATTAATGTCCTTGATTTGTCTCCGTTAATATCTATTGAGTTTTCTAAACCTCCGTCATCTATATTGTCGCTTCCACTTCTTTGTAATACACATTTTTGGCTATTGTGTCTAGCTCTAATAATATATTCTTTTCCTTTGTTACCAGAAGCAGTAGGTAATACTAAATTTTGTTCTGTAGAGAAGTTTGTGAATATAACGTGGTCACTTGTTGTTAATGTTCTACCTGTAGTTAAAGTTTCTACATTTTCATAAACAGCTCCTGTGCTTCCTAGTTGAGGATATATTTTTACGTGTTCCCCTCCGTGTATTCCATAAATACCTGTTGAAGTTCTTACTAATGCTCCATCTTCTATTTTACAAGATGTTCTTTGAGCATCAGTCATATTATCTATTTTAATTTGCCAAGATGTATTATGTACTATTCCCATATTTATTTAATTGGTATGCAATTAGGTACTAATCTTCCGTTTTTTCTTTTCATTCCATACTGCTCGTACCCTGCTTGACAAGGTGCTTTCAGTTCGTGATACTCACAAGGCATATACCAAGTTTGACCTTCAAAGTCGTGTTCGTGTACGCCCTCGCATCCTAAATCTATAGCTATCTCCTCTGCTCTTTCTTTTGATGAATATGCTAATCTGTCGTCTATAATTGCAAAGTCATCATTTACTTTCATTGATGCTAATTCTATTTCTCCTAATTCTTTTAATTTAGATTTGCTCCATCTTAAACCTGCTTTTCCACCCCATAGTAAATATGAGATAGTTCCACACGCTTCTCTATCGCTTTCATTATAATATTCTTCTGCTCTTGATAAATAAGAGTACATTCTCTTAATCGTTTCTTTCGAAATAGGTTTACCTTGTGCTAATTGTTGCGCTCTAATTTTTCCGACATCTGTTGCGCATTTATTATTTACTTTCTTGTTTAAGTCTATACCTCTTTTAGCATTATTTTTCACACCACTTGGATAGTCACTATAACTTTCCATTATCATTTTCTTTCCTTTCTTATATCTCTTATCATTTCTAATAATACCTTTTACTTCTGACAATAATTCTTCTGCTTCAGCTTCTACATCTGCAAAGTCATTTATTTGTTCTTTAGGTCTTTCCATTTTATCTGCAAAATAACCTTCTATGCTGAAGCCTTTCACTTTACCTGTTTTTACGTATTCGTTCCAGATGTCATCGTTGTTAACTTTTACAGCTCCCATCCAAGTACCTACTGGTAACTCCATATCATACTTTCTTGACTTATCGTGTACTTCATCTTCTATAATCCAAGATTCTACTAAAGACAAACCTTGTAAAGAATGCTGATGCTCTAAAGTTGAATTGTTTTGGTTGCCTTTTTGTAAATAAAGTTGGGACGCTTTTAATACCGTGTCTTTTGAGAAGTATATATAATATTCATCTTCTCCGTTTCTGCGATATATCGGTTTATTTGGTATTAATAAAGCTCCCATAAGAATACGTTTCTCTTTATTAATTTCTGCTAGTTTTATTTCTTGTGATTTTAATGCGACAAAATCTTCTTCTATTGCAGGGTTCTCTACTATACTAATCGCTTCTATTCCTGAAATCTCTTGGTCTTCGTCTAATATTAATTCGACTATTCTCATAATTATATATCGTTTATTAAATTAAATTTTGCATTTATCCTATTGCTGCTCCTTGTACTATATTTCTATCTAGTTCTTGCGCTGTAGAAACATCTCCTGAAACTACAAACGCTTTTACTGGTTGCTCTTGCTGACCTGCTATTGCTGTTGCTAATTGATTTGCTCCTGACGCTCCTACTACGTTAAATGCAGGAGGTGCTGAAGGCGTTGCAATAGCTTGTCCTCCACCGCTACCTGCTCCTCTAGCAAATGAAGGCGGTGCAGGGTCAGGTGTAGATGTAATTTGTTTTACATTTCTTAAACCAGTAGCTATAATTGCTGCTGCTTGTATCGCTCCAAATATACCGCCTTGTGCAAGAGCTTTAGATGCACCTGCATAAGTATCTCTAATAGCAGATACAACAGCTATACCTTTTCCAAACTTACTATTTTGACCTACTATGTTTGCTATGTTTCCTAAAGCATTAGTAATCTCTTGTTCTTTTGCTTTTGCTAAATCTTTTTCTATTTGCTTTTGTCTATTAGCAGAATCTTGTTGGTATGCTAGTAATTCGTTTTGTGCGTCTGCATACGCTTGAGTACCTTCTTTATATAAATCTCTTTTTTCTTGTAATCTTTGTTCTTCTTGTTCTTTTTCTATAGCAAGTGCAGCTTGTTGAGCTTGTAATCTTAAATACTCGTTTTCTATTTGCTCTGCATCAAAATCTCTTTGTGCTATTTGTCTTTCTGCTTCTGCATCTTTTATAGAAGTTTCTAATTCTAATTTTTCTCTATTTAATGCTAAATCATTAGCTAGTTGCTCACTTCTAAAACCTGCAATCTGTGCAAGTACCGCTTCTTTTTCTTGTTGAGCTTCTAATAATGCTATAGTATTTTCTTGATTTTGATTTTTGTCAAACTCTGCTTGTGCTGCAGCTATTTGTAAATCTACTTGTTTAAGCATAGCAACTTCTTGTTCGTCTAATGTTTCTTTTAAACGATTATTAGCAGCTATTCTTTCTTCTATAGTATTTCTTTCTTCATCTCGTACCTGTCTTAATTTCTCTGCTTGTAAATCAAAACTTTCAATAATACCTTGTTGTCTTACTCTTGCTATTTCTGCTTGTTTACCTAAATCTACATTTGCTTTGGCTGCACTTACTGTTTCTACTACATAATTTTTAGTCGCTTCTGCTACTTTAGTAACTGTTTCTACTGTCTTTTCAAAACTATCGTCTACACCTGTAACTACATCAAATAATTCTTTTCCTGCATTTTTTGCGCTCTCTGCTGCTCCTGCAAAATCTCCTTCAAACACTTTTTTAATTGCAGTACCTAAAAAACCTATTGCTTCTATAGCTGAATTAAAGCGTTCTATGATGTTATTTACTATTGCTTGACCAAAACTCTTAATAGATTCTACAGGGTCGTTAAAAATGCTTTTAAATGCGTTTACAACACCTCCTACATTGTCAAATATAAAGTTGAAGAAATCATTAAAGGCTAAAGACAATACTTCAAATGTAGTATTAAAGAAATCTGCTACTTTTTGGTTTGATTGTAAAACCTCTGTGAATTTAGCAAATGCTGCTACTATAAGTCCAATACCTAAACCTTTTAAAGCAGTACCTATCTTTTTAACACCTCCTGCAGTTTTATTAGATGCAGTTTGCACTCCTTGTAAACCTGCTTTAGTATCTTGATTTCCTTGTGCTACTTCTTTATTAAGTTTTTGTATCTCTTTCTTAAGGTCAGCTATTTCTCTAGTAGCTTTATCAGTTTTTGCTTCTAGGTCTATTATTATTTGTTTTGCCATTTCACTTCATTTTTAATTTGTTTAACTCCTTCTTTAAAAGTTTCTGGTAGCTTATATTTTCCTTGTGCGATTCTTATTCTTTCTGTTTCGCCATTTGCTATTTGTAATAATTCAAATATGTTTTTTAACATTATACTACGTTTAATAATTCAAGGTCAGATTCTCCTGTCCCTAAATTTGTTGTTATACTATTTATTCTATATTCTTGATTACCTATTACAAACTTGTCTGCTAGTGTATAGGTTCTTAATATCTTTAATGGTAAAAATGCTTTTACTTTTATTAATCTTCTTTTAGTGTCAAAGACATCTTGTATATAATTCTTATACAAATCTTCAAACAATGTTCCATCAAAATTTTCACTAGGCGACCACTCATTAGTTTCTAATCCAAAATGTAAAACTGTGTCATCCGTACTTGCGCTTAATGATATTGAATTACTAGGTATATAATATCCTGTATATGATGTTTCTGGAATTTCTAAATGCGATGTACCTAATGATTCTAAAAACGATATAGATGTAGGACTTGAGCTATTATATATAGGGTAAAACAATAATGGTTCGCCTTTTATTGGTTGCTCATTTTCATCAACCATATAACCTACTTGTACATTTTTTACTGTACCGTCCGAATCTCTTAATCTTTCAAATTGCATATGCTCAAAAGGTACTTCTACTTTATATATACCTCCGTCTAACAATTCATTGTTATTATATTCTATTGAACCCCACTCTTGATTAAAAAGCTGATTATATACTGATGCTAATAAAGATTTTGTTCCTTTGAATTTAAAAGATATTTCTTTATATGGTAAAGCTACATTTACTTGCTTTTGTGACATATCTATATATTCGTCTATTGTAAAACTTGTGCCACTTGCATAAAAATTATCTAATGTTTGTACTTTTATTGTACCATCATCTTCTGTAAATGCAGTTAGATTGAACAACTTAAATAGACCTGTAAGAAAATCTATAACTTTTATTTCTGGTACATTTTTAGTTGGGTAAAATTCTATGACTTCTGTAACTGCTGCTGAAGAAGCATCTAAAGTTTGCTCTGCGGGTTCACCTGGTTTTATATCTACAAACAGTAAAGTAAACGTATTAAACGTAACTGATTCTCGACCTCTAACAAATACAGTTAAATCTCCATCTTCTATTGAACCTGTAAAAGTCATATCTAAAGCACCTTGATTTCCACTTATACCTACTACAGATGTTAGTAAAGCACCATCTCTATAAATTAATACATCGTACAAAACCGTAGTATTACTCATAACTGTTGTCAAAGATATATTTGTTATATTTCTTTCAACTGTAATAACATCTCCAATAGGCGTAGTAGATACATACACAGGACTAGGCGTTCCTTCAAATCCTGTAACTTGTGATGTAAACTCTTGGTCATCTTCTACAAGATTACCTTTTTTTCTTTGCATCCATAAATATAAATTATGATACCTAGTATTAGATGTATTAAAAAAATCTGTGCTAAAAGATAAACTAGGGTATGTAGCTTCTATTGCTTTTATTAATACGTGAACTCTTATAGCATATTTTAAGTCACTCCATAATACGCCGTTTTTTTGACCAGAGCCAACAAATGATAAATTTCTAGTATCTTCAACGTGAGTTGATGAATCGTAATATAATCTAAAATTATGCGCTATTAAAGGCGTTATAATTGCATCTGTGTAAGATACGCTATCTACTGTTGTATCGTATCCGTTTTGTAATCTTAATTTAACTTCTGAACTTGAATAATCTATAGTGAAATTAGTATCTAACCAAGACAACGCATCTAGTTTATCTTCTCCTAAAACGTCTTTTAAATCTACTGTGTTTCCAAAAAAAGTAACTCGGTAAGCATAAGGTTTATTATCACGCATATCTACGCCTTCTAGTTTGATTTTGCCTTTCTCAAATGGAAAATAGTTTAATTCTATAGTTGCAGATTTTTTTGTTCTTGCATCAAAACCCCCTGTTATATTAAAATCGTAATAATGCTTAAATATTTTATTATTGTCTTTAGAAGCAGGTAACGAAAAAGTTTTAGTAAAGTTTGTAAATATTTTACCTATATCTTTTACATTCTGGATTGTTTGTGTAAGCGAAACTGATTCGTCTTTAAACATATCCATTCTATTACCCTCTATGTAAAGCTGTATGTTTTGCATTATCTTATATCATTTACTTTATTGAACGCATAGCTAAAGTCAAACGTATAGTTTATTAGTTTGTCGTTTACAGATGTTTTAAATTGTACTGATTTAGTGTCTAGTGTAATTGGTTTAACTTCCGTACCATCGTATACCCATACTTGCTCACTTAACATTAATTGTCTTATGACTTCGTTAAACGATTCATCTATAAATCCTGTATTCATTTGTATCTTCTCTTTCCCAGTAACTTGAAATTGTCTTACTTGATGCTTCTCTTTATTAAATGTAGGGTCATTTACAAAGTCCATTAAACTACGCTTATAGCTTTCTGAATTTGTGTCTAAACTAATCATTGACTTTTTATGGAAAGGCATTATTTGTAACGCTCCATACTTATTGTAAAATACTACATCTAAAAAGTCATATTTAGGTTCGCATACTTCTTGAAGTGTTAATACAACGCTTTGAGCATATCCTGACTTTGTTGTAGATACTGTAATTTGGTCGCCTGTTTCTAAAGTAGTAGTAGGTGTTATTCTTACATATACTATTTTATCTTCTGAAACATTTGTGTCGCTTATTGTTATATCGCTTAATACATTACCCCAAGCTACATCGTATAAATTCCAAAATTCATCTACTTCATTCCAAAATACGTCTGCACCTCCTCCTGTAGTAAAGCTAATAGTTCCTTCTGCTTCTGCAAATACTGGAAATACTATATCTCGACCTTGTTTAAAATATATTGTTGTATTTGATTGTAATAGTTGAGGCGTATAGTTTCCTGTGTCTGCTATTGTATAATTATCGCCACTTACAAATATGTCATTTTTAACTGTTAGTTGCGTATCGCTATCTATTGCAGATATTGTTGTGCTTGTGCTATCAGTAGTGTTATTTACTGTATCTCCAACGTTTACTGTTTTAGTAAATGTTTGACCAGAATCTATAAGTTTATAAGCTGTCGTACCTGTCGTAGTTGAGCTTATTTTAGTTACTGCAGGATTTACACTTGTTCTTGGATTTACGCCATCTTCAAAATATCCGTAACCATCAAAAGCTAGATAATCTGTATTGTCTGTTTCTGTTGTAGCATCTGACTTTGTTAAAGTAATATCTGCTTCTACCCAAACTCCGTCTATAGAGTATGCTCCATATTCTGTTATAAGATAATCTCTTATTAATTCTGTTATTTCAAATATTACATAATTGTTAGAACCTATTATATCTTTACTAATTGTATAAGTAGCTGATGCAGGTTTGTCTGTTGTAAGCGTACCTGAATATATAAATAAATCCATTGACGCAGAACTTAACGTACCTGACGCAGGTGCTACCTTTATGTAATATGGACTTCTTGCGTTTATTATTGTACTCATTCTATACTGTTTTCTATGTCTATTGCAAATGCTTCTGTTAATTCTGGTGGCAAGTTCTTAAATGCCTTCTCAAAAGGTTTAGTAAAAAACATACTTGCTCTAATTCCTTTATTATAAATACTTCTTGTTATTAGATGCACTACACTCTGTCTTGAAACAAACCTTCCTTTTTTATCTCTAATGCTTTTATTAAATACATTTTTCTTTACTACCCATCTATCTATACTTTTTCTAAATTTATCTCCTTGTCCTGCAAAGCTACCAGACCCAAACTTATAAGGACTTTCTGCTGTTGCTTGGTCAGCATAATAAGATTTAGCACCTCTAACTCCTTTGTCTTGGAACTCTCCATAATCAAGCATCTCAAATATTATTTTTATACCTCCTGTATTTGTTTTTTTAGGAGTGTACTTTATAGAATTATAAAGATTTTTTGAAGTATTTTTACCTTGCTTTGATAAATTAGTACGAGCTTGTTTAACGACATACTTTCCAAATTGTTCTAATATTTCTTGAGTTTCTTTTAAATCCATTAACAATTACTTACGTTGTTTTCTATTAATATGTTCATCGTACAAGCCCATCCTGCTAACTGGTTTTCGAATCTTTCATAAAAAGGTTCACAGCTCGGGTCACCATCTAATTGGTATCTATCTCTATATAACGTGCCGCCTCTTAACAATACTATTAATCTATTTAATACTGCTAATTGAGAGTTTAATACATCGTGTTCGTTATTGTTGCCAGTAAATATATCTGTCTTGTTTTCTTTGTTTATATCTACTATATCCATTGACATAATAGTTATATTAAAATTCAACACTTGGTCTTGCGGTGTCACACTATTTATAATAATATGACTTAAAGGGAATATAGTTTGTTTAGATAAATCTATTTCTGTTATATCTCCTGTTGTTACTGTATTGACATTTATGTCGTCTAATAACTTGTCTTTAATTGTATCTAGTATCGTGTAAAAAGCTGTTATACCTCTATTACTCATCTTAATTTAGTTTTTAATTGTTTTGATTCCGCTTCTGCTTTGTCTTTCATAAATGCTAAAAAGTTTAAACATTGATGTACATTTAGTTTAGTGATATTTTCAATTCTTCTAATATCTCCTTGAGCGAGTGCGTAAATTGATTGATACCATCCCCACTTCTGACCAAACTGTCCTGCAGGTGTATAGTCCTGTCCTCCTCCTGCTCCAAATAATTCGTCATAGTTTTCGACAAGTCGATGCCTAAACGATAAAAAAAAAGTATAGAACCTAATACTGCATCCATAGGCATATTTTGCATTATCTCTGGATTCTCTGCTGTGTATTCTTTTATTGTGTATTTGTCTTTTAGCTTATTCTCTATAGGTCTATAAAGTACATTCATAGCTATCTCCATTTTTTCCCAGTTGCCTAAATAAGTGTCTAGGTCTATATATTCGCCTAGTGTCATATCGTCTAGGTTCGGAACAAAGCCATACTCTACACCATTCATTACAAATCTTTGTTTAAGTTTTGGTTTCTGCTCAAACATCTCTGTAAGTATAGCTGTTATTCTATGTACGTCTGTAGCTCTCATTTTAATCGCATCTGTGAGCTTTATGCCACAAAATATTTCCATCATTTTAGATGTTAGAAATACATCGTCATTATTATTCTCTTGTACTTTTAGAAACTTTTGATACTGATGTAATTTGATTTCTGATAAATCATTAGGTATCGTAACTTTAACTCTCATATATATATATCGAAAATTAAAGACGATTTTTAAATAAAGCATAAAAAAAGGCGACCATTTCTGACCGCCTATCATTCAACTAGTTATTATAGAAATAACAATAACTTAAAAAACCAACACTATACTAGTTGAACGCTGAATAGTAAAGTGAATAATAAAGCACCTATATAAACAAATGCCTTTACAAATACATCACTTAATATAATTCTTTCTATAAGTTTTTTCATAATACTTCTTCTAAAATTTGTGTTTCCCATTGTTCGATAATATCTGCATCTATCAGTTCTACAATGTTTGTCTTATCAATCAATACTTCTGTAATAAAAGCATCTGGTTGTCTAGGAGCTGTTTGATAATCTCCTTCACACCCTTCGTCTAAAGCATATACAACTTCGAACTCTATGTCTTCGTATTTAATTAAGGTAGTTTTTTCCACTTGTGTTTTGTTTTATAATGCTAATATACAATTTATTTTAATATAATTAACATTTTTTAATAAAAAGTTTATATTTTTTTTATCTACCTCTGTTACTGAATAGTATATTTTCCTCTATTTGGATTCTCTAATTGCATCATTAAAGCGTATCTAGCTGCGTCTATGCAGTCAGGATGCGTACCTGTAGGTTTCTGTATATTGTTACCTTCTTTGTGTTTTGCCCATACATAGCCTTGTAATTCTTTGATTAAGTTCTTGCTTCTTGATGTTACATATATCTCATTTTGATTTATAAGATTAATGCCATATACTACTGAATTATTAAACTTCTTTACGCCAGATATTTTATGACCGTAAGCTCGTATCTCATTTATTGATTTCGGTTCTGCACTATCTGCGTATATATGCTCAAGAATTACATTGTCTTTTAAGTATCTGCTTATATCTCTATTTAACATTCCTTTTTGATATAACACTTCATCAAATATATAAGCATTGTTCCATTTGTATAATCGTATATATGCTGAAGGGTCTATGCTATATCCAAAGTCAAGACCTCCACAAAGTAATCTAGCTTCTTCAGGTAAGTTGTCTATAGGTTTCCAGTCAGGTATGCAAACACCTTCTAAACTTCCTATTTCTCCTAATCCATATACTTTCCACCAGTTCGCCCAATATGTACTTGTCTTTGCTTTATCTCTAGCTTTCTCTATTTCTCTTATAATCGTGCTAGGCAAACTATCATTGTCTTTATATGTTAGTGTAATAAAGTCAGTATCTTCTTGCCCTATTAATTCTTTGTCTACCCAAAATACATTACTTGGATTATAGTCAAGCCATACGTTCCCAGATGTTCTAACTGCTAATTGTTGGTAGCTTTCAAAATCTACATTATTGCACTCGTTTATAAAGAGGTCTGTTCTTCTCGCTCCTCTTAATCTGTCTGGTTGGTCTGTGCTAAAGAACTCTATATAACTACCTGTGCTAAATTCGTATTTTAAGGTACTTTTATTGAACTTTCTGTCATCGTACCTATTGGTTAGTTTAAGTATATTGAGAAAGTCCTTTAGAGCGCCTCTACGCAAGTGAGGTATACTTTCTGCTACTACGCTTATTTCTTTATAGTTTTCTCGTATCGCATAGTCAATAAGTATCATTAAAATAGCAATAGTTTTTCCTGCAGAAGAACCTCCTCTAACTATGCGTATTCTATTCTCTAGTTTTCTTAAACGTTTTACTGCTTGTGTTTGAGTGAACATTAATCAATAAATAAAGGTACATCTTCGTTTATATGTATGTCCTTTGTTTCTTTTGGTTTTCCGTACCTGTAACCCATATATAGATTTAAAGCTCTCACATTTCCTTCATTAATCAATTCTTTAAGTTTCTTAAGCACTTCTTCTTTGTCTATAATATTATCTAGCTTTTCTATTAACTCTTTCTCTTGAGCTTTAGGTTTGCGTCCTGCACGTCCTTTAGTTGAGTGTCCACCATTGTTTTTTCTACCGTCCATAGAATTAATAAAATATTAATTAATTAATTATTTGTATATCTATATATCGAAAAATAAATTAAATTTTAGTCAGTCGTTTCTAATTCTTTTTTTGCCATAGCGTCAATCATTATCGCTAACTCGTCTACATCTTTGTTAGATATGTAGTTTAACTTAAGTTTTATAAGCTCTCTTTTCTCTTGGTTATCGTAACTGTTTATATCGTCACTTATAATGTTTAGCCAGTCAATAAGCTGCGGACTATAGTTTTTAAATATCGCAAAGTTCTTTATGCTATGTATAACTGTAGCGTGATTCATACTCTTTCCATTTGCTTCATAAAATTTGCATATCTCTTGCAAAGTCATTCCTTCATACTTCTTTAGTATAAATCCTAATAAAGACCTTGCTTCTACATATTCTACTTTTCTTGTGTTTACGAATATGTCTATTCCAGATAGTTTGTTTATTCGTTTCGCTATTCTCATAGCTCTTTTAGTATTTACTTTTTTCTTTTTTCTCATAATGTTCCTGTTATAATATAATCGTCTAGGTCTGCACCATTGACAAAAAATGTTTTGTATATATCTACTGCTTTTTTAGTTAGCTCCTCTCCGTCTTTATAAAACTCCTCGCTACATTCAAATATACCTATGTCTAAACTTCCTTTGTCTACTACAAGAAATTTAAACTGGTCATAAGTAACATCAAAGAGCTGACAATATATATAGCATTGTACACTATATAAATATTTCTTTGCAGAGTGATAAAAGTTCTTTATACCTCCTGAAGTTGTTTTTAGGTCTACTATACCTTTATTACTTAATACATCTGCTTTGCCTCTAAATGGAAATCCGTATATGTCGCCTATTGCAGGTACTTCAAATTCACAGTCAGTTATAAGTTGTAATGCTTGTTCGTTTCTGAATATCGCATCTGCTACTTTCTCTGCGTTTTGTTTCTCTACTCTAGTAAATACTTGTCCGTGTTTCGCTACAGCTTCTTTATATGTTTTTGTATTCTTACTCGCTACATCTACAAATATTTGTTCTTCAAACTTGTCTGGCTCTAATACTGCAAGATGCACAAGTGAGCCATCTCTTAATGCTTGACTTTCTGGACTTCCATACTCACTCACATAAGCATACTTTTTAGGACTGTCTAATAAGAGTTTTAAAGAACTACTACTTAATGCTAGTTGACCTAACGTACCATAGTAATAGCTGTCATCGTACATCTTTTTAAGTACATCCTCTTTCTTATAATTCTTTTGGTCTAATAGTTTTATCATTTTTAAATATTACTTGTTCTGCTGTTCTAGCTCTTTCATACCACTTATGCTTTTCAATCATTATTTCATCTTCTCGTGACTGTAGTATATAATTTTCTGTTTCTAGCATATTTGTATATAGATACATTTGATTTATATTACCTATAAGATTTGCTATTTGTTTCTTTTTCGCACCTGTAGATTTCTCGTATGCTTCCTTTAGAAAGTAACCTATCATATTAAAATTACTTTCATATACTTGCTTCTGAACTATAGTCATTGCTGTATAATTAAACTAACAATAATTCCTATAGTAAATACTATAACTGCAAGTTCTAATGTCTTATAACATTCTTTATTCTTTTTAGGGTCACGCCCTTGATTACTTCGATACTGTCTTTGTTTTTTCATTATACTTGTTTTTAAATTGAGTTGAGCATACAGCTAGTCGCTGTTCTTTGTCAGGGTATTCATTTACCATTATTTTATCTGACATACATCTTACAATAAAATCTTTTCTTGATTCGTTTGCTTTTGGTTTTGGTATAGGCATAATTAACAATTTTTGATAAATATATAAAATTATTCTGGAACGACAATACTTGCCATTGATTCGTCTAATAAATATACTTTCTTTAATACTTTCTTCTTTGTCCATAGTGTAGTGTCAGGACAATATAATTCTTTTACTACTGGCATCTCTAAATAGTTTAGCCAGAATATATATGTCGCTTTAGGGTCTGCTACTAAATATAGCTTTACTATTTCTTCATCCATTTTCATTAACGCATCGTACTTGTCTTTTTCTAACAACTTGTCTGAATAATATTTATTTCTAAATTTCATTTCCATAACACAAGGTATAGGTTTTTCTTCAGTAGATTTAGGGGTAAAACCAATTGCGTCATAATGGTCATAACCACCTCCTGACCATTCTAATTTCCATCCTTGAAATAAATTTAAGAACGTAACTACGGTCTGTTCAAACTTATGTATTCTTTCTATATCCAAGCTCGTATAATTCGTTTATTTGTTTAATCCAGTTATTCCATTGTTTCGGACTGCATCCGCAAGGTAAATAAAACTTGTGAGCGAAATACTTACTATGAATAGTTGCAATTAGTTCTTGTTCTTTACGACTGATTTTATTACTCTTTACAGCTTTAAACTCTGTCCACTTGTCGTATTCTTCTTTATTTAGTTTCTGTTCCATCTCTTGTGATTCCATTTAAATAGTTTTTACGTTTTTCACATCCGCAATCTTCATAGCCAAGTTTATTAGCTATCCAAGTTGCTATAGCTTTGCCTTTACCTAAAGTAATGACATTTATTATTGTTTCTAATTTATCGCCTAGTTTCATAATATTTCTTTTATTGGAACACAAATACCTTTACTAGTATTATTATCGCCTCCTCTTTTATCAAATTTAGTTCCTATATATTTTCTACAAATATCTTTTAGTTTGTGTGTTTCTATCAGTATTATTTTTTCTTTGCTTAATACAAATGCGTACCAGTCGCTTTGCGTTGTAGCAATTCCACTTGGTTTGTTTCTTGATTCATATTCAATATATATATTACCAGTATCTTTAAATTGTAAATCTGTTTTAACTTCTATTTTTTTATTAGCTAATATATCGTTTAAATACTTTTCGCCTAACTGACCTAATTGTAAATCATATTTAAAATCGCTATTAAAATTCATAAATGCTCTTTTAGTTTTTGTTTTACTTTATTATAAGTATTGTATAATGAATAATAACTTATATCGCTTTTTCTTGATAGTTCGCTTATTGATTCTCCAGAGTTTATAATGTCAAATACTTTTGCATCGTACCAACGCATCTCTTTCAATACCTTTTGTATTTTATTATATGCTTCTTCATAATTCGCATTATCGTCTTGTGATATATCTATTCCCTCAAGCTCAACTAATTTTACTTTACATTTTTTTCTCATTAAATCAACCCATAAACCTTTTAGTATTCTAAATACATAATAATAGTTTACATCTTCTTCATAACTAAAATCAATTCCTTTTTGTTGATTCTTAATTAATAGCAAATACATTTCTTGTACTATATCTTCTACTTCAGTTTGTTTTAAACTTCCAAATGTAGATACTATCTCAATCCATCTATCGTGTTTCTGATATGCTATTTCTACTAATGTTTTCAAAATGGTAAATTCATTTGTTCTATTATTGTACTGTTTATTGCTTGACTTTCTCCTATTTTAAATCCTACATTGTTTATAATAGATTTAATTTTTATAGGTGCGTCTATTGGCGTAGGTCGTCCTCCTGTATCAATCTCTTTAACTTTTCTAACGTGTATCATTGAATACATCCAGTCAGTAGGATGCTGAATATACCTGTGAATACACACAAAGTCATCTGCTCTATTGACAAACTTACCGCCTCCTTCTACGTCACTAGCCATAGGAGGAATAGGATGTCCTGCATAATCTTCATTTTGACTATGCTTTTTTCTTAACGCTTCTGTAGCTGCGTGAGTACATAGCCATATTGCTACATTATGTTTTTTGCAGAATACTCTAAATTCGCTTGTAGCTTGATAATCGTAATCGTGACCTGAAATACCTTTTAACGTATCTCTGTCTTTAACTAGAGAATTATAAGGGTCAATTAGAAATCCGTCAAAGTGCCAAGCATCTTTAATAACAGTAGCCAAGTCAATAAGCGACCTATAAGTATGCAGCTCGTTACAATCAATAAACTTAAAGTGATTAAATATGAACTCTTGGTGTTTAGTAAATTCTTCATCTGTTATTTTGTTTATAGGTTTGACTGACATAAATTCAATAAGTTTCTTAATAATACT